AATCGCATCGCCCAACCCGTGCCGCATCTCGAACGTGATAGGACCATCATAGGCCGCCCAGGTCGCGCCGTAGTCATTGGTCTCAAAGGCGGAGGGTACAGCCGTACAGCTTGCTGTTGTGGTAAACGCCGACGCGATAGCGAAGCCATTCGTGTTGCTGGACACATAGCAGAACGGCACATGGTCATAGGCGCTGTTGGTTTCGTTGAAAGACGTGATCTGCACCCAATTCCAATTCGCGCCGCCGTCAGTCGTATAGGCGCAATTCGTGCCCCCGTTGGCATCCGAGACAATGCACATCACCCACCCATCAACCGCAAAACTCGCATCCGCGTTTAACTTGTCGTTGTTTACGTCGAATGTGATAGGCCATGTGTATTGCAAGGTTGCGACCGGCGTACCGTGAATATTCGCCACCTTGTAAATACCGTCTGAGCAAAACAGCCAGCCGTCAATAGAACTGGTGAGATAGCTGAACGCATCCACCACGAACTGATACACTGTCCCAGCTAGGCCAAGACTGGTTTGTATCCAATTCGGCCCGCCGCTAGTAGACGGGTTATCGAATGACGTGGTTTTATAGTGGTAGCCCGCCGAATCGAAACCCGCCATCTTGGACATATTCGCTAGCAACCGGAAACGCGCCGGATCAGTGTAGGTGTAGGACGGCTTCGGGTAGTACAGGCTCGGCGCGGTATAGGTCGGCGTCGTGTAGTCTGTGGTGGGCGGGATATACGTTGGCGCAGGCAGGCCCACAACTTCCTTTTCCGCGCTAACCTCCTGCACCCGCGTGCCGTCTTTGTGGTCATACCGATAGCGCACCTCTACCGGCAAGAATTTCGCATCCGTCCAGGTCAACCCGCGCTTGGCGGCATTGGCGGCTGAGATCGTATTTCTCACCCATTCCATGTGCGCCGGTTCGATCCCTGCATCTCCGCCATGCGCCAGTCTCCAGGTGATCATGCCCATCGGCGCGTTCATCCGGGCCGCGTAGCGATGGCCCTCACGGGCATTAAGCTCCGTCTGACTGGCGACAAGCTGGCTACCCTTGCGCGTGGACGATAAGCCCTGCCCCGGCGCTTGCCCAGGCGCAACGCAGAACACCGCGCCAATCGTGGCCGTGTCCGCATCGGTAGAACTGGTCAGCACGCCCCCGCCCCAAACCCAATGCGTGCGCGGCGGGCGCGTCCACTGGTAGCGGTACGATGTCCAGTCCGTTTCGTCGATGTCTACGATGATCGTGGCTGTCCGGCTTCCGCTATCAAGCAACATCGGATCGGGCTTGACCCACAAGCGCCCGCTGCTGTCACAGGTCAGGCGGTGGGCAATCGCTTGCGCGCGCCCGTCTACCTGGTCATATAGGCTCCCGCCATCACTCATCAAGGCCGCGAATGGGTAGGTGCTACCCAGCCCACTCCACGTAAAGTCGGCCACGTCCAGGGCGGTGCTATGCCACTGAAGCAGGTAATGCAGATAAAGGTCGATATCCGCATCGGCCATCTGGAGCCATGTCGCAGGACTGGCGTCGCGCTCTACCACTTGCGAGAAACCGGGCAGCGTGGCAAGCCGCCCCGCCACGTCCAGGAATTCGAGCGTTGTGCCCGTTTCGATCCCGTATGGCTTCGCTTCGCCCTCTTCCTGGTGCGACTGATGCCATCCCGTAAACTTGACGTGTTCCGCGCCCGTAGGTCCGGCCAATCCACCCACCGTCCCGCCGTAGTTCTCGCGCTCCCACAGGATCGCCGCGCAGCCATCCGGGTACGTGCTTTCGGCAATCGCCTCGTGAATCTTGAGTGAGAGCGTTTGCCCTTCGGCCCGCAACGTGCGCTGCTCGATCTCGAAGTTGTAGATCGGCGCGGTCGCCCCGGTGGTTGTGCAAGCTGCGACCAGATACCAGCGGGCGTGTGTGTTGGTATTGCTGTCTGTGACGGTGCAACTAATCCAGCGCCGCCCCGCCGGGAACGTCGCGGTAATCGCGGCGGTCGAAGTTGAGCCGACTGTGATCGTGCCGTCACCCACTGCCCACAGGTAACTTGAGATCGTCGCCCCCGTTGCTGTCGCGTAGGAGTTGGCGGCGGTCAGGGAAACGGTCAGCACGGCGGGCGTGCCAGTCACAAAGCCGCCCGTACCCATCCCGCGCCCGATGACACAGACGGGCGGCGGTGGGTTGCCATCGGTGTAGACCAGCGTGCCCCATTTGTAGTGCGTCCCGTCGTCCAGAATGCGCGGCACTTTGGCCCAGACCCGGTGATCGTCCCAGACCGTGATATAGGCGTTGTCTACCACGTCTAGCTCGCCGTCGTGTGTGCCGCGCGAGGTCCAGCCGATGCTAATCACAGCATCAGTTGAAGATCGCACCACCGTGCGCCCGTAGTCGTCATCGCCTGCCGCCGAGCCAAGCGTGATCGTCTGCCCCTCTTTGATGTTGGTATACGCGCCCGTCGTGACCGTATCGAACGTGATCGCGGTCAGCGGGTAGACAATCGACGCCGCCGCCATGTTGACGCGGGCCGCGAAGACCGCGACGGGCTTATCCAGGAATAGATAACTCTGGACGCTGTAGGGATGGGTGCGCCATGTCGCAGGCGAAACCAATGCGGGCATTAAGCCGTCGCCTCCAGGTTATAGAGCCGAAATTCGACGTTCTTCCAGAAGTACGGATCGCGCTCTTGCGGGATGTACTCGATCCGGGCGTTCTTTACGACCCAGGCGTTATCGTTCCCCAGAGTCTTGATCGTCACGTCGTTAAACAAGGCGGTATCCGATAGCCCAAACGCCGTGCGCAAGGTGTTGAACTGCGTCCGGGTCAGCGACTCGTAAATCCACAAGGTATAAGCGCTGCCATCCGCATACGTCCCAGCGGGCGCATAGACCACGCGCGGGTACTGAATGCCCGTGCTACGTGGCTGCGGATCGACCGTGACCAGCGTGCCAGTGTTGTTGAATCCGTCTACCAGTTGATAAGCGTCTGCCATCGCCGCCCCCTACCCTGCGAACACTTCCGCCAGTTTCGACCGCACCACGCGCCCGATTTCCTCCGCACTTGCGCCCGGTTCGGTCACGTACACATTCAGATCGCCCATCGACCGCCCGCCGCCGTTACGCATGTCCTGGGCGCTCATCACGTACTCGCCCCGGTGAAGCTGGGCCATCATGTCCTGAGACACATACCCACCCGCCGCGTAGGAGCCGAACACCTTGCCAGACGTGATGGGCTTGCCCGGCGTGTAGGTACTGGAAGTGATCGGCGCTTTGCCCTGCGTGCCTACTGTGGACGCCATGCGCCCCCACCACGCCGCTAACTCTGCCTCTGCCTGTCCCTGGTAGGCCGTCTGGATATTCAGCATGTTCGAGGCGTGCTGATTGGCTTCTGTCGCCAGGGCGTTGTACGTAGCGATAAACGCCTGTTCGCGCAACTGGCGCTCGGAATTGAGTTGGGCGTCAATCTGCGTGATCCGGTCGTTGTATTCTGTGTTCAAGCGCTCTCGCAATTCGTTCAGGTACTCGGCGTCGGATTCCTTTGCCGCCTGCAACTGTTCGGCGGCGGATTCCTGCTCTTGCAAAAGCCGCGCATCTAACTGTTCCTTGTTGCGGTCAAGCTCCGCTTTCTTGCTTTCATCGTCGGATTTCTTCTGCTCGTTATTCGACTGGATTTCTTTCCAGACTGCCCAGGCGTCCAGTTGCGCGGCGGCGGTCAGCAGGTTCTCGCGGTGCTTGCGCTCCCGTTCGATGGCCTTCTGCGCGTACTTCTCCTGGATTTCCTGCTCATTCGCGGCGGCTTCCGCGATCTGCTTTTCCCGCGACTTGGCGAGTTGTTCAGCCGTGTCGGCCTCGCGCTTGGTCTGGTCTTTGGCGATCTTGGCTTCCGCGTCCGCCAGTTGCTTGTCCCGGTCAATCGCGGCTTGCTGGCGATCCTCGCCTGCCTCATTCTCAAGGGCGATCAGGTCGTTCTGATATTCGACCCACGCGCCGATCTGGTCTTCCGAAAACTGCCCGCCAGCGCCCGCCGCACCCGCCGGAGTCTTGACTGCACTTGTGGCCTTCTGCACCGCGCCTGTAAATTTGTCGAGCGCATCCTGCCCGCCAAACAACTTGACCAGGAATTGCGCCAAGTCCTGCGTAGTGCGGGCCACGTTGGCGTCAATCTCGTCATAGTAGCCCTGGAGCCGACCGCCAAGCCCGGCGCGCGTTTCTTGGGCGCTGTTGCGTAACTGCCCCCCCGCCGCAACCACACCAATACCGCCCTGCATCATGCCAGAGGTATCAATGCCAAGCGAATTTAGCGCCCCGGCAAGTGTGACAATCAGGTTGCCAATACCTTCGACCAGATTCCCGATGGCTTCCTGTATTTTGGTTCCAAGTTCCTCCAGTTTGATCACGATCACGGCCAGCAGCTTTTGCAGGACGCCAAAGCCTTGCACCAGTGTCACCGCCAGCGTCGTAATCGCGCGGGCGGCTACGTCGCCAAGATTGCCCTGGAAGGATTGATTAGCCGTCGATCCCTGTGGTGTGATGGCCTGCCCGACCTGCTGGGCTACAGCCACGCCCGCAATCGCTGCCGACGCGCGCCCAACCAGCGGTGCAATCCGCCCGATTCCGCCCAGGCCCAGCATCCCGGCGATCCCGCCCACAGACCGGATTGCGCCACTTGCGCCAATCAGCCCGGCCATCGTCCCGGCGAACTGCAATAGCGCCGGGTCAGCTTCGCGGATTGCCTTCGCCAGATTGCCGAACCCGGCCACCAGCGGCAAAACTACCTGATTCAGCAACGGCTCAAACGCCGTCGCCATCGTTTCGGTGACTTCACTGCGCATGACGCCGAACGCATTGATGCCCGTCGATCCCATTGAGATCAAGGCGTCTTCCGACGCGCCGATCTCGTCCAGATAGGCCGACAAACCCACAAGCGCCTGTTGCACGTCGCCGTCCGCTTCCGCCAGAATGGAGCGCAGGCGGGTGGGCTGTAAGCCCTCGAAGCGAGCCACGAGTGAGCGAATATTGCCGCTCACAAACTCGCGCAGGGCTACGCTGGTGTCATATGTGCGCGCAGTCGGGTCAACCACTTTCAAGCGTTGCGCCAGGCTGACCATCGTCTCAAGGTCGGCGTTGGTCGAGCGCGTGATCGTCAAAAAGCCGCGCGCGCTGTCCGCCACGTCCAAGAACGGCTGATTGAGGCGGGTCGCCATGTCGCGCAGGCGGCGCATCTGGTCATTCGCGGCGGCTTGATTATCGCTCAGCGTCGAGAACGCCACGCCCAGTGACTTAACCTGCATCGCCGCCGCCAGCCCGCCAGAGGTCATCAGGCCAAGAAAGCCCTGGATGCCCTGGAATGACCGGGACAACTGCGCGCCCATCTGCTGCGCAGTTCGTCCCATGTCCGTGAACGCGCCGCCCATCTCTTTTGCGGTGCGAATCACAACCTGTTTATCACGCTCCAGGCGTGAGGTGTCGATGGAGATCGTGCCGCGCGCGCCACCCAACGACTGACCAGAGCCAGCCGAGAACGCCGCCGCGCCTTCCGTGATCCACGATGGAACGCTACCCGTCATGCGTTACCTCACCACTACACCGCTCATTCGGCGCATTTCCGCCGCTGATGGGATGCTTTGCTTGACTTCTTTTGGCGGTTTGCCGTCTAAGAAGTCTTCCAGTTTGTATTTCGGCCTAAAGCGCTTGATCCCGCTTGAATCTTCGCTCTCGTCCATTTCGTTGAGCTTGTTTTCGATGAACGTCCCAACCCACACTACCGCGCTATCTAGCTGATAGGCTGCCCATTCATCGAATACGCCCGTGATTTCGCTAGGCCGCGTCCTGGTCTGGCGCGCGACCGTCCAGAGGTTCCACATCTGCCGCCTGTTGCGCACGAAAAAAGCTTAGCGTGGCTGTGGGCGCTGTCACAAAGGTCAGCACCGCATTCCAGTCCTCCGGCGACAGGTGGTATACCGTGATTTCGTTGTCTTTCAATCCAAGTTCATTGAGCTGCATGTCACTTTTCAGCGCGGACTCTGGCACAGCAATCACGCGCGGCTCGATAAACGCCGCCATGCAGACCGCTTCCATCAGGTCCGCGATATGCTCTGCCTGCTGAATCACCGTCTGTTTGAGCAACCCACCGCCCTCGGAGAATGCCTCCGCCGCGATAGGCGTCAGAAAGTCCGGGATGCGCCCGCGTTTCATCAGTTCGATAACGGAAACAGGGCGCAAGCGCGCGCGCAACCCGGAGGGCAGCGTCCACACCACGCCCTGCTCCCGCATTTTGCGCCACTCGGAGGCCGTTGAGGCCATCGCGGGCGCGGTGGTCGGTTCTGTGGGTCCAGTCTGTGTCTTAGCCATGTTCTCTCTCTCCCAGAGTTACCCACCTACGCTAAGCGGGCGGAATTGCCACCACAGCGGCGGTCGCGTAGTCTTTGCGCATCGCAAAGCCGTTGGCTGCGCCTTCGTACACGCCCTTGATTTCGAGTTCTGGCACGACATAGCTCCCATATTCCATGCGAAAGGTGATATTGCCCATCACCTTGCACTTGGGGATGAAGAAGTGCGTATCTGCACCGGAGCCGGTATCGAGCACCTTGCCGCACAGGGCAAAGTAAGGGCGGTTCGTCTCGCCAAACACAATCTTGTCATAGGTTCCGCTACTGGCATTTGATTCGCCGGAGATAATCGCCAGCACATCCGGGTCCAGGTCGCCATTACGCAAGCGCACCGTCACGCCGGACACCTTCGAGTGCGCATCCACGATATGATCATCACCTGTCAACTCGGCGCTGACCGTCTCTAGTGTGACCTCGAACATCTGAGCCGCGTTGACATCGACCGCCGCCCCGTACGAATTAGCGGCTGTCCACGTGGCTACCTTCACATCACTCAATCCGAAGCGATAAACAGGCATGTAAATCCTCCTAAGTCGTCTTCAGCCGACGACATTCGTAGTCATCTCGCTCGAAGCAGGCATGTTCCAGGGTCGGATCGTGCCCGTCGAGCAACTCATTGATCCAGCGCAAGCCGTACAGCGTGCTTACTGTCTTGCCATGCAGGAGCGCGAACGCCCGTGCCCGCGCGAGGCGGATCGTCGCATATCCGGCGTCACCGTCCGCATAGAACCACAGCCGCACGACATCCCGCACAGACAGCGTTTGTAGACTGTCATCCGCGATCCCGCTGTCGGGCGCGGCGGAGCTATCCGTCAGCAACATGCATGGCTTCATCAAGCCAGTGGTCGAGTCGTAGGCGGTGGGCGTGTTGATCCGGCTGACGCCCAAACGCCCGGCAGTGGCAACCGTCCAGAATCCGCCCGTCAGGTAGCTTATTAACGTGGCGTCCGCCGCCAGTACAGCCTTGATTGCGTCTGCGTTTACGCCCATGCTGCCCCCTACCCTAACAACCGCTGCACGTCCTGCATGATGATTGGTCCCCAATAGTCCAGCGCCCAGGTGACAATCGCGTAGTGCCCACCGCTCACGATTTCGAGGTACGCGCCATAGTCCACCCCATGCGCCAGCACAATCAAGGTTTCGGTGTACATCTGATACACTTCGGTGTGGAGGGTCTGGCGCGCGTTGCCCGTCCGGTCTGTCCAGCGGGCATTGCTTTTCATCCAGTTTTCGATCTCAGCCGAGCGCCGTTGGGCCAATACCCTGATGGCCTGGCGGATACGCATCGCCTGATTATCGAATAACGTCGTAAGGTGCTCCTCCGGCGTTACCATCCACTCGAAGCGCAGCATACTCATCCGGTTACGCCGTCCAGCCCGCGCACCTTGATCACCACTGCGGCGGTCGAATTCTTGCTCAGGACAAAGCGGATATGCCGGAAGCCGAACGCATTGGTTAACAGAAAAGCGAACGTGCCATTGTCAGCGGCGGGAAGCGTACCGCTTGTCCACTTTTGCGCGGCGTTCTGTTCCCACAGGTCGCAGGCGGTGTCCGTGCTTACATATGCCACCTGAGCCGTCATCGTGGTCGAAGCGTCGATCCCGTCTGTGTCTTCACAGCGCACCAGGATAAACGCATACGGCTTGCCCAGATCGACCATTGCCACAGCCGAGCCAGTGGCCGCGCTGCCGATACTAAAAGACTGCTCCGCGCCACCCAGGAAGCCGCCTTCCACCATGACCGGCGCATACAGCCCGGTTTCAACGGTGGTAGACACGTGTGCTTGCTGGCCCAGCGCCTTTACAAAGGTCGTCATATGACCCTCTACTTTCCGGCCTCAGCAAACGCCAGCAAGCGCCCGCTGATTCCTAACGTCAAGTCGATTACGTCATACATCACGCCGCCCACTTTGAACCGATCCCCGCGTTGCAGGTTGGTATCCGTGATGGTGGCATGATCCTTGTAGCCCATGACCAGCATCCGCGCCCGTGCCACCGTGCCAGGATCGCTTGTCTGCTCCCCCGGCGCACCCAGCGGATCAAGGCGTACATTCTGCGCGGCCAGGGTTGCCCCCGCCCGAATGACCACGATGCTGCTGGTCTTCTCCGCAATCCGGCGCGCGGTATCATTGGCGCGTGTTTCCTGCGTCGTGACCGCGCTCAGGATCGCCGTGCTTCCCAGCCACAGATCGGCCTTGCTCATCGCGGTTCATCCTTGATGCGCGGCGGGACCACGCGCGCGCCCACGATCCGCACTTGCTGTTTTCCGGCGCGGGTCGCCCCTAGATGCGTCACGAGCTTTTGCAGGTGGTCAAACACCTGAGATTTGCGCTCACTGGTCTGTCCCGCCGTGTAGTCGTTGAACTTGGCCGCGTCATACATGATCTCCTCGAAGGAAATCAGCAACGTGCGGTCAAAGTCGCTGTCGGCTTCGTCGTAGATGTCATTTAGCTCGGCGTCCGAGAACACCGTGCCGGTTGCATCCCCCAGCTTGCGCCGCAGGCGGGCCAGTTCAGTCGCGCTCAGCGTCATGTCAGTTGTACCTTTCCATCAGGTCGATCAATGCTTTGGCGCTCAATTCCCAGGACTGGTTTTCGCGCAGCCAGGCCGCGCCTTCAGCTGCTTTGTTCCACGCCTCGTCCCGGTGTTCGTAACACCAGCGCATATGCTCCACCAGTTCATCCACGTCCGCCGTCACCCATTGGCCTTTAAGCGCATCCTTCTGGGTCGGCGCTTTGCTTTTGGTGAACGTGTCCAGCGTGCGCGTGGCCCAATGGTCGATCCCGACCTCCAGGCCGCTCCAGCGCGTGACGATGGTCGGGACGCCCATACATGCCGCTTCACGCGGCGGCATCCCCCACCCTTCTCCGCGCGAGGGAAACACGAAACAGTCTGCGTGCGCGTACACGTCCGCCATGCTTTCCACGTCTTCGGCCCAGATTGCTACCTTGCGCGTCATGTTGTCGGGCGAGTTCGTGTTGTCGATGATCAGCGTTTTGTTCATGTCATACGCGCGCTGCTTCTGAACCAAGCGCACATCGTCCTTTTCAGTGAACGCCTTGCAGAATGCCCGCCAGACCAGATCGTGCCCCTTGCGTCTGCCCCGGTCGCCCAGGCTCATGAACGTGTACGGGCGCTCCGTGTACAGCGGCTTGCTGAGCTGCGGAAATTCGACCGCATCCACGCCGCCATAGACGATGCTCACCGGGCGCTGCACACCGTTGTCCTTCATGACATCCACCAGCCACTCGCAAGGCACTAGCACGCGCTCGACCTTGTCATTCAGGTGATCCGCCCAGCCATCGGGCAATCCTTCGGCCTCGGTCATGGTGTAGCCCCACTGTCGCCCCGGTAGTCCCGGCATACAGTGCGGCGGCATGAGCGAGATGGAGAGATGGGTATAGTCGATCCCGGCAAGGCGTTGCATCCAGCCCGGCAACTCGTGCGCCGTGTCGGCCAGCATGGGCGTAATGTCCAGCCCCAAGTTGGCGAGTTGCCGCACGAGCTTCGTGCCGAACCGGCCATACCCATCGTAGTAGTAGTATTTCGCTTGCAGCCAGTTAACGCGCATTACTCTCTCCCGTTTTGCGCATTAGGTTATGTTATAGAAGGATTCGACCAAGCGCCGCCCGCGATCAGGTAAGCCGCAGCGCCGTTGGTGCGATCCGCGCCCACGCCGATGTCGAATTCCATCTCGACGTTCAGTTGCTTGAGCGGCGCGTCCGGGTCATTGGTCGTTTCCGGCCACAGTTTCGCCCCAAAGCCCTCTGCCGGATGCACGCGCACCGCCAGCGGATTGCGAGGGTTCAGCGATCCGTAGCTCTTGACCATGCCTGCATAGGTGGTCGGCACGCGGTTGGTTGCCCGGACTTCGATATAGCCGAAGTCCGACTCGAACCCACCGATGACGCCCATCTCACGGTTATCCCGGCTGTAGAAGGACGAGCCGGTGGTTTCCCCGCCACGATCCACGATAACCACCTTCTGATCAAGCGGATTGACAAAGTTCTGGAGCACGTTGTAGCTGGCCGCATCCGCGCGGCTCACAATCGCCGTGTAGGGCGGTTCGTGGCCGTGTTCCTGGAGCGTTTCTGCCAACTGATTCAGCACGTCGTTATAACCCAGCGGCGTGCTGATGTTGACGCCCAGGTAGTGCGTATGGGCGCTGGTGAACGCCTCGCCGTCATAGGCGGGCGGGGTGTAGTCCACCGTGCCACCTGTACCGCGAACGAAGGGCACGTTGTAGCCAGCCGTGCCGATGGTGTACTCAGTATTCAGGAACAGGCGGTTGAGCAGCTTCTTCTCGAAGCGCCACCGGAAACTGTTCACGATGCGCTGAATGTCGGCCTCAAGCATCGCCGGACGAGCATCGCGGAAGAACCGCTTGGTTCCACCCACGCCGTCGCCGTACACATGCAGGTCGATCATGTGGCTGATGGTCGTGCCGTGCGTTGCGCGCGGGGTGTCGGTATCCGTGATCTCCGGCGCTTCGGTGACACTGCCACCATCGGGATACTCGATCAACATGTCTTCGGTGATGTAGAACAGCCAACCCCACCGATTAACCAAGTCCTGATTGAATGCCGCGATCCCGGCAGAAACGCCCCCCACCCAATCGGCGTAGGAGTAGTTCCCCTTCAGATTCCATTTCGCCAGCTTGTCGCCATCGGCTCCCGTCGGGAGGGCGTGACGCAGCAGCGTCGAAAGTCCCAAAACCTCAGTCATTGTCGTCTCCCTTACGCGGACGCCGGATTACCGGACTCAGGATTCACGAACAGAGTCACCGCACTCAGCGCGTAGCCAATGGCCCGCGCGTAGGCGGACGGGGCGGTGTGGGTGTAAGAACCAACAGTCGTGCCCACATACACAGGCGCGCCCGGCGTCATGCCCGCAAAGCCTTCGACTTCGCCCCAGATTGCCACCGAAACCCGCGTGGTATCGGCAATCGTGGTGCTGTCGTCATATCCTTTGAGGATCACTCCGATACCGCGCGAGGCGGCTTCGGAGAGGTTGCTGTCAGCGTGCTGAATTTCCCCGCTGCTGTCGATGTATCCCGCATAGCCCGCCGTCAGAGCCGCGCCAGCGTCGAATGCCCGCGTGAGCGTATTCTTCTGAGGGGCGATATTGGCGGAGGTGAAAGAGATGCTCATGGTATCCTCCTAGAATCCCAGCCGCGCGGCAGCTTCAGCCCGCGCCTTCGGGTCTGCATACTTCGCTTCGAGTTCGGCAATCACGCCGTTGGGCTTCGCCTGCCCGCCCACAATCGCAGCAGGACCGGCCAGCGCATCGCGCATGGTCTCCGCCAGGGACTTGAATTCGCCGTCCCACAGTTCCGTTACCACCGCGTCAAGCTCGTCCGCCTTGTGCGCTGCCATCTCGGCCAGCACCGCGCGACGCATGTTCTTGCGCAGCGATTCGATCTTGCCCTTGCCCTCGTCGTCGTTCACGGGCCAGTCCAGCAGTTCAGCGATCTTGCTCACCACGTCCGCCTCAAAGCGCGCCTTCTCGAATTCCGCGATCTGCGCTTTCAGCCCGTCGCGTTCGGCTTCGACTTCAGCCACGCGCGCCGTTGTGGTGGTCAGATTGCCCTCAAGTTCCGCGATGCGGTTCTTAGTCTGGGCCTGGGCCTCGTATTCCGCGACGATGGCCGCCTTCACCGCGTCGGGCAGCAAGCCCGTATCATTGGCGGTGAGTTCAGCAATCATCTCGTTCTTTTCCATCTCGGATGTAACCTCCGTGATCGGTGTTTCAGGTTCAAGTTCGGCCACTGGCATAGCCTCGCCGCCAGTCGCCATCTCCGCCGTGATCGCAAAGTCCGATTCAGGCGGGAGTGCGGCGCGCTCGAAGGGCGCAAAGTCAATCTGCTCCAGATTGAGGTCTTTCAAGCGCCAGACGCCCCGCGTCTTGTCGTCGTATTCCTTGACGCCGCTGCCATACATCGACGTAGCCGCCTTACCGTTCATCCGCATGAGCATTCGATAGTGCTCACGCTCGTCTTCCTTCGTTTTGGGAATGTAGAATTTGCCATACGTGGCCTCGCCACGCTTGACGCCCCCCACTACATACCCGGTCGGCAGCGGATACGCGGTCTGGCGCTGCTTGTCGTCCAGATGCCCCATGATGCCCGTAATCGCGCGCGAATTAATCTGCTCGACCAGCATGTCGCCTAGCCGTGCATCGTGCATCAATCCGTTTTTGGACACTCGGCCTTCCCTCGAAATTTCGAGTGTCAGGAAAAACGGATTTGGGTCATCTCGCTTAAGTCCTTCCAGGTCAAAACCCGGAATGAAAGGCACATCAGGGACATTCCCCCGGAATTCCGTGATGACTTCTCCACCTGCAAAAATCTCAGCAATTGACTCAGGCGCGGGCGAAGCGCCCGCCGTCTCTTTGACGTTGGCATACAGCGCCTTCACCTGATCTTCGGCCTGTTCCTCGGTGTCGTGTTCAGCGACCTTTTCCCCCTTGTCGCCGTCCTCGTTCACCGTCCAGACTTCCCACTTGTCGCCCTCTTTGAACGTTTTCCAGGGCATGATTGCCTCCAATCCCAACAAAAAAACAGCCCTCAGAGCATGACGCTCTGAGGGCGTTCTTTCGTCGGTTCCCGGCGCTCATGGCGCTCTGGAATGTGTGTGGTTATCGGTTCGGCGCGGGTTGCCTGTGTGCCTCCAGGTCGGGCGCGAATACCACCGCTTCGGCTTTCAGCGCGGGCCATGTCACCAGCGCCTTGCACTTCGGGCACTTGGTTTCGATGTACGCCAGCCCCGCCACCTTGAACAGCATCCGCCCGCATTCAGGGCAGTGTACGGCTTGCATGTTGTCTGTCATTAGCGTCCCCTTGCCCTGATTGCCAAAAGCGTGCGATACGCCTCACTCGTCATCGGCTCAGTTCTTGCGCTTCTTTCAAGCCACGCCCTGTCTCGTGAAAGACCCATCGTTGTGCCCATTGCATCAGTCCAGTGATCACCCCTGTTAATCATTGCCCTGCGCAGGCGGGTAAATCGCTCTACCTGTTCTGATGTGGCGGATGTTATGGCGCGCACGCCTTGCCCGCGTATCGTATCCGCTATCTCGGTTAGCAAGTCCACCATCTCCATTCGGGCGCTAACCACGCGATCCGGCACAGCGCTAGATGCCGCAGGAGAGAAACTACCGCCTTTCCAGCTTCCACCAGCCGCAGCCATTAGCCTCTCCTAACCAGATCGCGCCATGCGTTCAGCGCCTCAGCAGACCGCGCGCGCGGGGCTACTCTGGCATACACTTCGCCCGCGCCTATGCTATAGGGCGCGGCCCGCCGTTCCACCGTTGCGAATCCGGAGCGTTCAATCGCCAATAGCGAAGACTCGCTATAAACCTGTGTCTGCGCCCGCCCGCTTGCTAACTGACGCAACGCAGACACTGCGGCGGCCTCCGATCCGCCCGTCAAAGCAGACCAGCGGCGTTGCAGGCTGGCGCGGGATGGCACAAACCCGCCCGACTTCCACGATCCTCCTGCTGCGGCCACTATGCCACCTCCCGCGCAGCTTCAACCTGCGCCACGATCCATGCATACGTGCGGGCTAACCCATCTTCCAGGCTCACGCGCGGCGTCCAGCCTAGCTCCTGCTCACACAGCGCGTTATCGCTCCCCCTGCCCCGCACGCCTTGCGGGCCGTCAATGTGTCGCTTGAGCACGACCCATCCCGCCGCGTGCGCGATCATGTCGGTCAGTTGGTTGATCGTCACCATCCGCGCGCTGCCGATGTTCAGCGGATGGCTGTAGTCCGACGCCATCAGCGCCAGCACGCCATCAATGCAGTCGTCAATGTACAGGAATGAGCGCGTCTGCTGCCCGTCGCCCCACACTTCGATCACGGGTTGCCCGTAGCGCGCCTCTTCCGCCACCTTGCGGCACAGCGCCGCCGGAGCCTTTTCGCGCCCGCCTTGCCACGAGCCTAACGGGCCGAAGATGTTATGAAAACGCGCGATCCGGCACTCGAATAGCCCATCCTCGTGATAGCGGGTGTACAGTTCCTCCGCCGTCAGCTTCTCCCACCCGTAGGCGTCTTGTGGGTCAGCCGGGAATGCGTCGCTTTCCTTGAGTAGTGGCGCGTCCGCTGTCGTCTGGCGGTACTCAGGATAGACGCACGCGCTGGATGAGAAAAACACCCGCCGCACGCCATGCCGCGCTGCCATTTCCGCCGTGTTGAGGTTGATGCGCAGGTTGTTGACCAGAATCTCGCGGTGATAGCGGCTGATGAAGCCCATGCCGCCCATGTCCGCCGCCAGCGCAAACAGCCATTCACACCCCTGCAAGGCTTCCCACGCGGGATTATCCTCTATGCGCAAGTCAGCCATCAGGAATTCATCGGCCTCAATTGGCCCAAACTCAGGCGCTTTCAGGTCGAAGCCAACCACCGTATGACCGAGCGCCTTCAAGCGCCGCGTCAGGTGGTAGCCAATGAACCCGCCCGCGCCAGTGACCGCGATTTTCATGCCCCCACTCCAATCGCCCATTCCGCCGCGCCCTCTGGCAGCAAGCGCCAGGGATCGAGTAGTCGTTTGCCTGTTCCTGCGCACAGAGAGGCCACCTGCGCCGCCAAACCTCGATCCCGAAGCATCAGTACCAGCACGTCGGATTGCGCCACCAGTGCGCCTAATTCAAGCATCTGCACCCCGTCCAGCGCAGGCGCTAACGGGTCGTGACACAGCACCTTGTACCCCCGCGCGCGTAGCCCGTCCGCAACGTGCAAGCTGGCGGACTCTTCGACCACTGGCGTATGTGGCTTGTATGCCGCGCCCACGAGGCCCACCGTCGCGCCTGAGAACACGCGCCGCGCGATCTCGTCAATCAGCCATTCGTGATCGTCCACAATCGACGCCTGGATACTCGCCAGCAACGGCAAGTCCACCTCACGCATCAGCCCGGCGGCCAGCAGTGCCCGGCAGTCGCGTGGGAAGCACGGCCCGCCCGGCGCAAGCCCGCCCGTTGCGTAGTACGGACCGATGCGCCGATCATGGCCCAGCGCCCTTGACACCTCGTCCACGTTCGCCCCAGGAAGCGCGTTGCACAGCCGGGCGAACTGGTTGAATAGCTCGATCTTGGCGACTACCGCCGCGTTCTGGGCGATTTTCGCCACTTCCGCATTGATCCAGTTGGTGCGCACAGCGGGCGGATTGTTGTGGCAGACCGTCGCATATAGCGCTTCCAGCATATCCCCGGCACGCGGGTCGCTTTCGCCAATCAAAACGTAATCCGGGTTGAGCCAGTCGTGAAGCACGCTGCCCAGCGCGATAAACTCAGGGCTGTAGCACAGGCCGAAGTCAACCCCGCACACCTTGCCGCTGGCCTCTTCGAGCGCCGCCTTGATCCGCGCCATATCCCCCGGCATGACCGTGCTCGTAATGACGACGAGGTGATAATCCGCCTTCTGCCTGATCCCCTGCCCGATGGCCCACAAGGCGCTCTGCACCAGATCGAGCACAAACGCCCCGTCAGGCCCGCTTGGCGTCGGCACAATGACAAAGCTGGCGTCACTCTCAATCACCGCCGGGAAGCCGTCAAGCGTTGCGGTATACGCGCCCACTTCGAGCGCTTCCTGTAACCCCGTCTCAACTACAGGCGCGCGCCGGGCGTTAATCGCGTCTACCTTCTCCGCGTCAGTGTCCACGCCAATCACGATCAACCCTGCGCCTGCCAGCCCGGCCAGCATCGGCGCGCCGAGCTTGCCCAGGCCGAACACGGAGACTGTCAGCGGTGATAGGCTGTGCGCGGCGTGGTTCGTGTTGCGCATCATACCAGCGCCTAATTCCCGATTGCGGGCGTACTCTGGGCCTGCCTGAAAGCCGCCCTCAACGTGGCTATGATCGTGTCTGGGATGAAATACCTTGAGCGCGGCGCTCAAGTCCACCGTATGCAACCCACTATTCAGGGCGTGCCACATGAGCCAGTTGTCCCAGACCCAGCGCCCGATAGCGAACGGCGGGACCGTGCCCAGCGTGCCCTTGCGATAGATGAAGTAGTCCAGCCCGCAAGACGCGTGCAGCGTCGCCCCGTCGAGCAAGTCCCGATTCCAACCATGCGCCAGGGCCAGCGGTTCGCCAGCCGTCACATCCCACCGCTGGCCCACCGCAAAGAGGTTCGGCGTGTCAACCAGTCGGGCAATCGTCAGCATGAAGTCGGGCGGTAACATGATATCGGCATTGATGTACATGACCAGATCGTGACTCGCGGCGGCTTCGCCCTTCGCCAACACGTCGGGCAGCAAGGGCGTGCCGTACTCGTTGCGGGCCACGTCCAGCACATGCTTGACGCCGTACTCCGCCGCCGCCTCTGCCACGCCCGGATCGTCACCCAGCAGCACGATCTCAGGCGCGGGTCGGAGCGCCAGCCAGGAGCGTAAAGCGTTGCGTTGGAGGGTGTCGGATTCCCCCGCGTAGGCTTTCGGAATGGTGAAGAGTGTGATCACGCTAACCACCGCTCAATCGTCGCCCGGCGTTCCGCATCAAGCCGATAGTGCGCGTCAATAAACGCCGCGCCATCGCCTACCGCCACATCGTCGCCAAGCAAGACCAACGCGCCCGACAGCCTGTCTACCAGCGCCACCGTACCGCGCAGGTGGGCAAGGTTCGGCGTATTGCGCGCCACTGCCTTGCATCCACAGGCCAGCGCTTCGTGCAACGCCAGACCAAAGCCCTCGCCATCAAACACCATCGGCTTGGGCGCTTGCCAGCTCAGGAACCACTCGCACGACTGCATGGTGTCCCTGACCTCAACCTGCGATCCGGTGCAGTTCAGCACATCCGCCCATCCCGCGCTGGTCAGCCGTTCACGCCACCCCTGTTCCTCTGCGGGCGTGACCTGAATACCCACGCGCCCGGTAATGCGCTTCTCCGGCGCGGGCTTGAACTCATCCCGAATCCAGATGTCAAGCGCGTCCAGGTTGTCGAATCCGAGCGCCCGGTAGTATTCTGTGTTGCTCCGGTTGCTGATGACCATCGGCACAAGTCCACTCAGTATAAAAACGCGCGCCGTGAGGCATTGCCGGTCTTGCCGCAACATCTCATCCTGACACCAATAACGAAGGTGTGCCCTGGCCCACTCAAAAGATTGACTTCCGTCGTGCGCCCACATAGAGCCAAAGAGCTTATTCAGCCACGAACTCACCACGCGCTCCCCCGCCAGCGCGTCAGCCACCGGCGCGAATGGCGGGATATCGTTGATAGCCATCCAATCAAAAGCCGCCGGATTAAGCGCGTCCTGTGCATCGAACAGCGCCACGTTGTAGCCCATGCTTACGAGCGCCTGGGCCAGCAGGGTAAGCATCAACTGCCCGCCGTTGCCCTGGTAGCAGCCCGCCGCGTCTACATGCACATAGATATCACGCATGTTTCACGACCCTATCCCGCACGCTGTCACGCAACGCCCCCGGTACTGCGCAGATCACGTCATCCTTGATGAACACGTAGCGATCCGCCGCCAGCAGTTCCCGCATAATCACGTCCAGCGTCGGCCAATCCCGGTAATTCACGATCCGGCCTGGCGTCGTGAAAAAGTTCGCATCGTCAATCATGATCGCGTGTTCTGCGGCGTGCGCGCTGGCGTTGACCGCCTTGATTTCCTCGACCACCGGACACTCGATCCCGTTCACGGGTGGGTGCTCCGCGTGGCCTGTCCAGTGTGCGTCAAGCCAGATAAGCGCAGGCGCGCCTGCCTCCGCAAGCATCCCCGGAAGTTCGGCGGGCGAATCGCCCAAGCGCGTTGTGATCTTCGGATTGGCAAGCGTATCAAGCACATTAAAGCGCTTCGGGTCGCCCTCTACCGTCCACACGTGATCGAAGTTCGCAGCCGCCCACAGCGCGGTCACGCCCTTGTACGTGCCTGTTTCCACGAACGCGCGCGCGCCACACTGCTCAGCAATGACCAGCGCCAGTCGGGCCGGGATGCTCCAGGTTACAGCGCCCATGCGACCACGTTATCCTTGTTAAGCGCTGCCCATTGGTAGCGAAAGCGCGCCAGCGTCTTGGTTATCTCCAGAGGTTCATAGTCAAACTGTGCCGTGTTGCGGATGTCCAATTCCAGCACCATGCAGGGCCGCATCGTCTGGAGCACCATTGCCCCGCCCCACAGCACGCCCAACTCGCCGCCCTCCACGTCAACCTTGACGATGGTCGGCGTGGCGTTGATCGCATCCATTGGCCACACGTCTACCGGAATATCTCGCCAATCCGCATACCGCTTCGGCGTGCCGCCTGCGACTGCCAAGCCCGCCTGCTTCTGGTTGGTCGGCACATGCAGCTTCGTTCGGGCGAACCTATCCCCTAATGCAAAGTCACACACCGTCACGCGATCCGCGATCCCGTTCGCTTCCAGGTTGGCGCGCAGGATGTCTACCAGCGCCGGGTTAGGCTCGAATGCCCACACGTGCAACCCCGGCACATGAGCCGCCAGCAAGGCGCACACGCCCGTGCTGGCCCCCACGTCGAACAGGATCGGCGCGTCCTGCGCCTGCGCCTGCTCATACACCCACTTCAGCACGCCGGGCTGGTACACCTGCCACTGCCCATCCACCATGCGCCAGTTGTCGCCGTATTCCAGCGATTCGGGCACGAGTGAGACGGTCAGGCCGTCAAAGAGGGTCGCTGTGATCATGCCGCTACCCCCGCCAACTCAGCATCCAGCGCCGCCCATCCATCCGCGTGCGCCGTGTACCACTCGATCATCACCGCCGGATGTGGGCCTGCGTATGGCTCGATCATCCCCGCCGCGCGCATCCCGGTCATGTTGAACGGGTACGGCTCCACGTCTGGAATGTGACCGTCCTCTAATCCTCCGCCGTTGGCGTACCATCCAAAGTGTTTCGCCTGCGACACCGCCAGCGCCTCCGGCGTGCGCACCCATCCATAGTGATACATAGGTATCTGCGGCATGGCGCGTTCCGGGCCTGCCCACAGGTGCGCGTTCACGTCCTGCCCGCCAATCGTCGCAACCATTGCACATACCGCATGATTGGGCGTCTTATCTGTACACCAATTCACCATGCGATAGTTCACCGTATCCCGCCGCCCCAGGCGCACGTTGCGCTTGTAGAAGTTGAGACATTCGCGCCAGCGCGGCGTGCCGTACAGATGCACATACGGGAAGTCAATCAGATGCACGCCCGGCACTTCCATCATGCGCCGGATTGCGGGCGCATCGTCCTCGTGAATGGCCTCATCGAAGTCCAGATAGCCCAACCATTCGGCGCTTGTCTGCTCAGCGCCCCATGCCCATACGCGCTCTTGCCATGTGCGGTCGAAAGCCCACTCGCGCTCGATGACCTTGACGCGATCCGTGCCGTGTTCGGCCTGCGCCGCATACATGGCGTCCAGCGTGCCGTCCACTGATGGCCCAACCACGATCACCGCCTCATCGCAGTAGGACAGCGCGGAGGCAAGCGCGGCGCGGTACGGGTAGTCCATCGCTAGAATGTTAGAAGCCCGGAACAAGGCGCACGCGCTAGTCACGATACACCGCCAAGAGGCTCTACGGGCTGATCATCAGTCTTGATTTCCAAATTAGCCACTTCCCACGCCTCAAGTTCAACCCGAAACTCTATGCCTAGCCAGGGCGGGCACTCGTACACCAGTCGCCCGTTGTCAAACTCATAGCGGGTGTGAACAAACCCGCCCGGATTGTCCATCGCAATTCCGGTAAGCTGAGCAATCCTGTTCTCTTGCTTCGCGTTAGACCCATAAACTACAAAGTAATACCATTTGCCGAATGTGACCTGTTCTACGCTTTTCATTGCATACTCTCCCGCGCTCTAGGCGCTGTCGTCCTGCGCTTCTAACTTGGCCTTGATCTCATCTGCCATGCGACCCTCGCCACTGTTCGGGCGAAATGGGTGATATTCCGCAATCACCGGGCTGCCCTCAGAGTCGCCCGCCCGGATAATCTGCACCTTGAGATACTTCACAATCGCCGCCGTCTGCCCTCGCACGAGCCGCTTGTGCGCCCGCCATAGCAGCGCCATGCCCACCGGCACGACCACCGCCAGCCACAGCAGGGCCAGGGCGCTCAGGATGCTCGTGATCTGCGAAATCTGAATCGGACTCATGGTACTCTCCCTGGTACTCTCCCTGGTACTCTATGCGGCGTATTCGTCGGCGTACACCGCTTCGCCCTGCCAGCCCATCAGATAGCGCGCGAACAATGCGCCCGCCATTGGCCCAGCAATGTCGATCAAACTGTCCACCCGCAACACAGCGGGCGTCTCTAACTCGGCGCGCAGGTCTGCAACCAGGTCGGCCACGTTGCCCACCAACACCGCCTGCGTATGGCAAAGGCACGAAGGATGGGCCGGTGGCATAGGCGCGCTCATGTCGCCCACCTCGTAAGGTCCGCCCGCCGCGTAGGTATCGCAGATGTCCGCCTTTGGATGCGCGCCCGACATCACCCACTCGTACTCTTGCACGAACGGGTTCAGCGCGGCGCTGGCGTGCCATGCCCGACTTGCCGCCGCCGTGATCTCTGTGCGCGCCAGTCTCAGCGCGTCATAGCTGGCCGTCGTTCCGTATGGGCGCGTGGTGTTGCGCAGGCCACGTCCCGGCTGGAGGAACGCTTGCAAGTCGCGCGACATATCCAGCGCCCCCCTGCCCTGCCGGATACCCTCGTCTAGCAAGAGGTCGATCCGCCGCCGCGTGTTGATACTCGTGCGCCATATCCGGTCGCTCAGCCGATAGCCGTCAGGATGCACGAACTTGTGCAGCGGGTCGTATGCCGCCAGCGGGTTCGCCTTGAACCCGGTCTGTTCCTTGACCGCCCGCCGCGCCGCCGCGAACGGGTTGCCGCGTGCGACTTCCAGCGCCCGGATGATACCCGGCTCGTTGCGCAGCGCCCGGCGCATGAGGCTGGCGTGCTGGTCAACCGCGATCCGGGTGGCCGTCTCGCACGCGCTCCACAGTTGCCGCATGTACGGTGACAGCGGGATCACCGTGCCGTCCTGGGTCTCGGTGTACGCCACCAGATCGCCGCCGCTGACACTCAGGAACAACGCCGTCACCAGCGCCCCCACCTCGCCCCGGCAGGCCACACCGCGCCGCGCCGGAATGCGCCCGTCTGCCCCTGCGTAGCGTCCCAGCACGCCGCCAATGCGGTCGGCGAGGTCGCTGAACAGCCGGGCCATGACGCGCTCATTGGCGGCAAGGGTGGCAAGCTGCTGCTGGCGGAAGGTGCGGGCCATTACTCTCTTTCAAACTCCTGCAAGAGAACGGATAGAGACTCTGCTAACTCCGAAAACAGGGCAAGCAGTTCAGGACTTTCATCCAACATCTGATTGATAACGTCTTTCATGGTGCGCACTATATACTCACGATCCTACTCATACCTGAAAGAGCGAACGCGCTGGCTGGCACTAACCTGCGCCTCTAACTCGGCGCGCGTACCTCCAGATATGTAAAGCGGTTGCCCGCTAGGAAGGAAAGCGCGAAAAATCTCGCCGGTGGGGCTAAGTGACTCTGCTTCTCTGCGTACAGTGATAGTCTTAGCGCGCTGTGGCGTCGAAGTTACCCCGGTTGTGGCGTCAGCACTTGCCCCCACAAAGCTACCGCCCTTCCAAGCCCCACCCGCTGCCGCCATGCCTGCCTCCTATGCCTTGCTCCGGCTACGCCGCGCCACTGGCGCAACCGCGCCGCTGTCCGCCAATTCGTCGCCCGCGTTCTCATCCACTGTGCCGTCATCCACAACGCCCAGGCACTCCACATAATTGTACGGCAGTTCCCGGTGCGCCTGACGCAGTTCCCGGTTCCAGGCATCCGCCGGGATAAGCATCCACTGCGGGAACAACTCATCGCCCCGGTGCAGCGCCTTGTAGTACACGCGCTGGCCCTTCGTCACGGCTTCAGTCGCCACGACTTCGATATACTTGCTTGGGCCAACCCATGCCACCGCCCGCGTGTTCGGGCTGAAGCGTGGGCGCTGGCTCCGGCGCGCCTTGCTGTTGTACGTGCCCTCCGCGATCATCTCACCGCTAACCGGGCAAAGCCACAGTCCCTCATTCGACATCGGTATTCTCTCCCTGTTCACTCTCTGCCGGGCTTCCCTGCCCGCCTGCTTCGTCTGTCTCATCCGGCGCATTCTTGGCGGCAATGCCCGCCTCGGCCTGCGCCGTTGCCAACTGCTGATTAAAGCTGTCTTCCTGGCGTTCTTTCGCCTGTTCCTCCGCCTGCTGTGTTTCGTCGCGCGGGTTATCCACCAACGCCAGCAACTTGAGCGCCGTCGCGTCGGTCAGTAGCCCGTTCTCGCGCGCCAGCTTGACCTTCGCCACCAGTACCTCGGCGTTCTCTGCCTCAATCGCGGGCCACTCTACCACCACAGGCCCGACCACCACGCGCGGATCGGTCAATGCCCGCGTGCGCAGCCACACGTCCGCCAGTTCGAGCAACCCGCCGCTGGCGTCGAAGCCGAGCATGTCATCAGCGCCGTCGCCCTCAAACTTGCGCCGCCGCCATGTGATGTACTGATAAAACGGCTTCATCTGTTCGCCCGCGCTGGCCCGGCTGCTGCCTAGTTCGTTGCCCCATACCGCCTCCGGGATGCGCGTGTAATCCATCAGCAGCAGGAACAACGCCTTGAGCGCGTTGCGACTGTCTTCCGTGAACCCGCCCGCAGGCGAGGCGAAGTGGAAATGCCCGCCCTTGCCCACAAAGTTAACCGGGATGCGGTCGAAATTGATCGTCGTGCGCGTTTCGTCGTTGCCGTCTACGTCGCTGTATTCTTCATCTTCAATGGACTTGAGCGTGTCAATCGTTTCCCCGATGTCCTCCATCCCCTCATACGTCGGGATGGGATTGCCCATCAGTTCCACGCCGTCGATCATCTTCTCGATCACGTCGTCATAACGACTCAGCGGGTGCAGCATGGCCTCATACACCGGACGCCCAAAGATTTCGTTGCTGCTCCGGTCGTTCGCATGATGCACAATGGGCAAGCGCCCAATCAGGTTGCGGAATTCGACCGCGTTGGTGCGCGCCGTCCGTTTCTTGCCGTTCTCGTCCTCGCTGTACATCGTGACCCGGATCGTGCGCCCGTCTGGTCGGTACTCGTCTTCGATGAGCGCCTTGACAAGCCGCGTGGTGATTTTGATGCTGGCTGTCGCGCGATAGTCCAGGTCTTCGGTCGTCTTCTCAACCGTCTCAGGCGATGGGATGCTCAGGCTACCATCCGGGTTGACCGCCCAATACTGGTCTCCCAGCGCCAACGCATCAGCATAGCTATCCTGTATCGAGCCATGAATACGCCGCGCCCAGCGGGATAGCAGATCGTTGGTGTAGACAATCGGATCGGCCTCGTTCTCCGGGTCTTCCGGTTCTTCGGCAAGCGCGAACGTGAAGCCATCGCCCAGAACCCAGGAGGCGTGAATGTCCAGCACGGGCTTGGTCAGCAATCCCGCTAACTGGTAGCCTTCCAGCTTGCCACGCCGCAGCTTGTCCCAGAATGCGTAATCGGTCTGGGTCTCATCCACGCTGCGCTGGGTGCGCGTCGGCCAGTATGGCTTAACGTACACCTCCCGCCCGATAATCTCCCGGACGGGCTGCGCGCCTATGGCTACCGTCGTCTCGTATCCGCTGCCGTTATCGGTCATACAAGCCGCCTAGTTAAAGCATCTGAGGCTGATAAGAGAAGTCCCGGAATCGGTTGATAAACTCCTGCGCCATGTGCGGCGGCGCTTCCCACCGTGCCCCAAGTCGCTGTCCGCCCTCAATCGGGCGATTGCGCGGCGCACGGTATAGATTACCCTCAGCATCCCGGAATACCTCTTCGTTGCCAAAGAACATCACATGCCCGGTACTCTTGGCGTTGTCACGATCATCGACCTGGGCGTTGCCAGCCGGAACGAAGTTCCCGCCCTTCCACGACCCACCCGCTGCTGCCATCGTTAGCTCCTCGGCGTTACCTTCGCTCGTGCGCCGCGCCCGCGTGGGCGCTGTCCATTCCCGGTTGACTGACTTGGGTACAAGCCCTCTGCCTGCAAGCGGCGCGCCGATGAACGCGGCGGGTCTAGCATCAGTTCAGTAATCGCCCACACCGCAGCGTCTAGCAAGTCAGGGCTTGTCTCACCTGGAAGCCATGTACACATCTGGTCTTCCATCTCCGCGAACAGCCCCACGTGATGCACCTTGCCCTGCTCATACAGCGCCGCCACTGGCTCAGCCCGCGTATGCTTGCCCCTGCTGGCATGAATGGCGGTGTAAGCAACCCGCTCTGAGACCGTGCGCAGGGTCTTCTCTACCATCTCGCCGCCGTTGTTCACCTCTGCAATAATCCGGTCGGCATCGTAGCTCTTGTACAGCCGGATCGCCTGTGTGGCCCATTCGTCCGGCGTAAACCGCCCGTGCGCGCAGTCGATCACATACCCCTGCCGATGCTCATCGATCCCCGCAACCACAATGCCCGTCTCGTTGCTATCCGCGTTGGACGTGGCCGCCGGGTCAATCGCCACTACGATCCGCGCAAGGTCTGGATAATGATGCACGCGGTTGTTTTCCAGAATGCCCCGCGTCCACAGCGCCCCCGGCACTTCATCAATAAGTTTGGCGAGTAGTTCCTGTTCGCCAAGATGTGTGCCTTCGTACTTCGTGATAATGTCGTCATAAAAACCTTCGGCAAGGTTGGCGCGGTTCTCATACGTCGTGCCTGTCACCACAACGCACTTCGGATGGGCAACGAGTTCCTTGATAACTCTGGTCGGGCGCGGCGTGGTCGTGATGCACGCCTGCGGGTTATCCCCCAGGCGCAAGCCCAACATCGCCTGATCCCATGCCTCTGCATACCGCCATGCCGCTAACTCATCGGCCCACAGCTTCATGTGCTGCTTACCGCGCAACCGCTCCGGCGCGTCTGCCGTGAACACCAGCGACCGCGCCCCGTTGGGCCATTCCAGGCGGCGCTTGTTCGCAATGTAGCGCGGGCGCTCTCCTGGTGGGCATATCGCAAGAAGGCCGCTTTCGCCTTCGATCATGATTTCGCGGGCATCGTCGGTCGTCGCGCCAATCAGGTTTACATACGGGTAATGCTTGACCTGCTCCCTGACCCACTCAGCGCCCGTCCGGGTGTTGTGTGTTGGGATAAACGATCTTCCCGCCAAGAATAAATGAGAGGGAGAATCTACCTGGATACATCGAACAGGGACGCTCTCCCGCTCTTTTATTTCGACAATATAACGCATCGCCTGACGGGTGGATTGTTTGCCCGGTTCCTTGACATACGCAACCTTACGAGACAGACGAAATACAGGGATGTATGGCGTAAAATACACGCGATATTTAGGGCCACAATCAACGCCGTTCAGAGTTGCGCGTCCAATTATTAGGGTGGCCTTTATTCCCAGCGTCATGACGAGTTCATAAACCCCTTCAGCCAATCTTTTATTGGTTGCGGTAAACTCGCAAGTTCCGCCGGGTGTAATGCTTCCACCTGTGTCCATTAGCCCCTGGAGCAGCGCTAAGCGCGTCTCGTAAGAACTACGCAGATAGATGCCGGGTATGTGTTTGTTTCCTATCAGGTCGGTTCGTTTTAGCCAAGAGATAAGCGAATCATTGGCCTCCATTCGCCCCGTTTTCGGGTTTCGTGTTGAACCAACTACGCCGATTGTGCAACGCCGTGTCTTGCCACGAATAACCGCCCAAACATTAGAAGCATATCCGTCAGACTTTATATGCTGGATGATTTCCTGATCATCCTCGCTGTATGTAAATCCGCTCCCGTTGCTATCTCCATCCCCCAACCATGCGCCCAGTGTGTACGGCTTGATGGGTAGTGCATAATCATTTAGTTCCAACGGGGCGCAGGTTGAAACTGAATGATTTATTTCGTGCTCTTTATAGATTAGGCTGGCTTTTATTTCCTCGGTTGTACGAACGGACGGAAAACAACGCGCCTGACATTGTGGCTTATTAGACGGTTTGTTGGTTCTTCGCCCCGCGCTTTTCCTGGCTGACTTATCCCATGTCAACCATAGATGATCTGCGTCGGCGGTAATAATCGAGCCATCCGAGAAAACAACATCATAGCATTTGCGCCCGTGCATAACTGGGGTAGCAAATGTTACTTTTGCTGGTTTTCCCTGCTCATCGAATATTATGTTGCCCTCTTGCAAGTCACCCATCGTAGACCATCCTGAGATGGTTGGAATAGGCGTATCAATGGCAAGTGCCTTCCCAAAGCCGCGCCCTGCCATGATGAGCCAGTAGCGCCAGTTCCCCGGCGGTGGCAGTTGCTTGCCGCGCGCCCAAAAGGGCCAGTCATAGGGCAGCGATACCAGTTCACTCGGCGTCAGGCTGTCCAGGAACATCGTCTGCGCCAATGGCGGCTGCAATGCTAACCAGCTTGCGTTGTATCTCGTCTCTGGCGTCATTGACATTAAACTCGATCTCGCCGTCTTTACCCGTGCCCGTGTGCTTCACGTTCACTGGCGCGTCCAGGCCCGCAAACTTTGCCCGGCGCTCCATAATGCGCAATACCCGGTCAATCGCGCCCTGATGCCCTTTGCGCGCGTCATTCCACAGACCCAGCAGCATAGCATCCAAGCGCTCTAGCTCAAGCTGGCGAACCTTCTCCGCTGGCTCTTGGATGGTTTTCTTGAGAGCCGAGTCAATCGCCGCCTGCGCCCCGCTTGGCGTCGCATACCCAAGCGCCTGAGCAATAGCCGCATAGGACGCCCCGCCCTTTCGGAGTTCGAGCGCCTGTCGTTGTTTTTCTGCGGCCGCTATGCGGCGCGGTGAGGACTTGCTTTCGCCAGACATACACTTGCCTTACTTACATGAACTTACGCGATCCACCTGCCGCCGCCATAGCTACCTCCGCCCCGGAATAGACGGGGTTCGCGCTAACCGTCGCCACCACTGCAACACGTCCTCCGGCGCGGTACGCATGATATTCACGCCCGCCTCGCCCGTCGGGCGCATCTCAGCCTCATCGACACCAATGGAGGCGTAGCGCCCGCGTGGCTTGCGGCGGAATGCGCCACCTTTCCAGGAACCGCCTGCGGCTGCCATGTTACGCGCTCCTGGCCGCAATCACGCGACTGTACTTCTGTGAGACATACAGCCCATTAGTCAAGCGAAGCATTGGCACTTTGCCTAGATTGCCACGTGTGGCAACGCGCCCGATCACGCTTCCCTCTTGCACGTAATCGCCCACCTGTGCAGCGCTGCCGGGTTGGTCAACACGCGCGCCACCAGCGACGAAGCTGCCTGACTTCCACGATCCGCCTGCCGCTGCCATGCTAACACCCCTATCTATAACGCCGGGCAAAGTCCGGGTCGTTAAGGTCTGCCTGGACGACACCCCAAAGCGACGGTAAAACATCCGCCTCCAAGCGCGCCTGAAACCGTTCAGGCATTTGCCTGATAGCGTTGACTGCCTTGAAATATCTCTCAGGGGGCGAATTACCCAACCCGGCTGAAAAGTCAACCATGCCCCGGATAAATCCATACGCCTCAACAGCCCCGGCGCTTGCTGGCACAAACGATCCGCCCTTCCAACTTCCACCCGCAGCGGCCATCAGCGCACCCCCGCCCTGAATGCCGCTATGGTAAGGGTCGTTCTGGCCTCAGAGCCAGCGGTTGCGGCTAGCTGCTGTCTGGTAAGGGTGTTTATGCGCCTGGATTGTTCATAATTGGCTTGAGTTGACAGGCTTCTTGCTAAATCAGAACTGATACCAGAATCTCGCAACGCGCGATATACGCGCGCCCGCGCCATGTTCTGATCAGGAGATAGAGGTGCTAAACCCCTGCGCCCACCAGCGGAACTGGCGTTTACAAACGATCCGCCCTTCCAACTTCCACCCGCAGCGGCCATCACGCCACCTCCTCGAACTGTGCCAGGTCGATCCAGTAGTCATACGTCCACTGTGGAACGAACACCATCACGGGCATTCCGCGCTCATCCTGAATAGGCGCGCCGTCGTAGCTTGCCATCGCAAAGGCCGGGCTTCTGACCGGGTTGTGCTTAATGCGCCCCTCCGACCAGATCAGCGCCAGCAATTGCGCGTAGGTCATCGTGGTCGGTATTTTGTGCGTATGCCACAGGTTATGCGCCGTCGCCCCCAGGTAACTGTCAATCGCGTGCACGCCGTCTGGGAACTGTGGGCCAAAGAAGCCCAGGAAGTCATCGAACGTCACCAGCCCGCCGTCCGGCATTGTCGCGTGCAGGTGGTTGATCCAGTCCTGCATCACCGGGAACGTCTGGCGGTACAGCGCGTGATACGGCTCAAAGAATGCGCTGGCAGTCGGTTGGTTCATGCTGTAGACTTCCAGCCCCACGTCCGCCGCCTGTTCCCTTGTTCTCAGGAAGAACTCGAAATCCCCGGCGGGCTTGCGCTTGTGCGCTCGCTCGATCACGTCCTCGCCCATCGCCGCAATATCCCGCGCGCTCAATTGCCCACTTTGCTTGCGATTGAAGTGCAGGCGCTCAATCCATACCCCATGCACGCCTTGCGCCTTGAAGCGGGATAGTAGCGGCTCTGGGTCAGGCAACCATTCGGGTACAAGCGGGTTCAGCCCTACGACCACCGTATGCCCGGCGTCTATTAGCTTGTCGATCAGGTCATGCCGCGAGGCCAATGTGGGCGCGCCCGGTTCAATGGCTTCACGCCGGGCTTCGTCGTCTAGCGCGATGCTCACGTACCAGACCGACGGGCCGATCATGTCCAGCGCCTCATCGATCCCCCTGCCCCCGCGTGTCTGGAACATGACTTGAATGCCCATCGCTGTCATAGTCTCCAGGATGGGCAGGAACACCTTATAGTTGCTCATGGCGAACGGGTCCACGCGGTTGCTTGCCAACACCGGATAACCGCGCTTGAGCAGCATCGCCGCCACTGTGTTGCGATCCGGTTGGTTCAGGTTCGCATAACAGAAGGCGCACTTGTGCGAGCAGTAGGACAGTGAAATCTCAAGCGGGACGCAATTAGTTAAAAATTCTCCCCAGTAGCAATCAAGCATTAGACATCCCCGCGCCGTCCAATAACGCCATAAACGCCTTCGTGTCATTCGTCGTGTTGACCGTGTGCTTGTAGCGCTCCCACGTCATGCGCTGCTGTCTGGTCAGCACAATCGCCAGCGGAAAGCGGGCCTCATTGCGCAAGCCTGTCATCAGGTCTTCGGCTTCCTTGCGCCCTATGTCGTCCACCTTGTCCAGAATATCGTAGGTGTCGGGCGCGAACTCCGCGTTCAGCAACGCGTCCAGGTCATCTCCGCTCACTGTCTCAGGCAGGGCATCGACCTCGGCCAGCGCTTCCAGCAAGTCGGTGTAATCCGCATCCCACAGGCGCGCCATGTCCGCCGCCGTGTAGTCGCCGCCTGCCAGGGTCAGATTGTTATGGTCAACGCCAAACGCCTCAGCTTGGGCCTTGCTGTCCGCATCCACGCCGAACGCTACCGGCATACACCACTCGCCGTCCGCATCGACGCCGATCCCGCGCGGCGGTTCCATGCCTTGCGCCTTCATCCACATCAGCGCCTCGGCCCGCCCGTTGCCATAGACAAGCGCGCCAAGACTGGCATCATAGGCGGGCGCATCACGGAAGCCATAGCGCTTGATCGACTCGACAATCGCGCCAATATCATGACGTTTCGGATTGCGGTCCCAGAGCACCACTTGCGACAATGGCACGTAGCGCTGTACCAGAAGCTCTCCGCCAACCGTATCATTCATGCCTTAGCCCTCGCCAGCAGCCGCGCGGCGATGCGCTTGCTGATGGTCTTCGGGTTGCGCTCCCAGGGCACAAGCTCGCCCAAGCGCACCCGCGTATTCGTCCAGATGAGATCGCCCATCCCCCTACCCCCACGCCCCCGCTGCGACCGCCAGTCCCGCATACATGGGCGCGCGGTAGTAGTCGCCCGCGCCCGCCGCGTAGCCCTCGCACAGCGTCATCGCCCCGGCATCCACCGCGCCCAACCATGCAAACGCCGCGCCCGTGGATAAGTGCGGCCAATCGTAGGCGGCGCGCGGCTTGCCGTCGTTCGTGGCGTTGCCCTCGTTGCCCCCGGTGGTCAAGTAGGAGAAGCGCTGGCGCTCCGGGTTGTACACGGCACGGAACATGGTCAACATACGCGGTATCCACGCGGTCGCAATCGCATCCCCGCGCCAAGCCAGCCAGCCCAGGGCGGCCACGTCGCTCACCGCGTGGTCGATATTCGTCCACCCGTCGCGCCTAATCGGGCTATCGTAGCGGTCGCTATCATCGAACATGTAGCGCCAGCCCGGCTCGGTCTTGGTATACTGCGCCTCAATCTTGGGAAGCGTCCAGGTCATCACGTCCACATACTGCCCACCGCGCGCCGTGTCGGTATCGAGCTTGCTCAGGCAGTAGGCCATCACGTAGCTATGCCACGCGCCATGCGTGAAAATCCGCTTCAACTCACCGCGCTCATACCAGAACGACCAGATGGCGATTAAGCGCGTGGTCAGTTCGTCAAGCCGCGCATTCTCAATCTTGCGCTCGGTCGCTTCCAGCAACGCAACCGCGATTTCTCGTCCGGCCCGCATATCGTGCAGACAGAGGCGCACGTCCGGCGCGCCCTTGTCGGTGGACTTGCCCACCGCCGTCTTGCACCAATCCAGCGCGCCGTCCAGCAGCGCGTTTAGCCAGCGTGCCTCGCCACTCGCCAGCCATGCGTCCCGCAGCCCGGCCAGCGGGGCGAAGCAGTGGTAGGTCTGCGCCGGGTTCCCGAACCACGAGGTGTACATGTTTCCCTCGGACACCCATGCCGCGTCAAACTGCGCCAACCAGTAGGCGGCGGACTTGAACGCCGGGCGCGTTGGCTCAGGCGACAGAGTTAGCAGGTGATTAAGCCGCGCAGTCAGGTCGTTCGTAAGCAACGCCTGCTCATGTGGGGTTAGGTTGTCTAGAAAGTCATTCAGCGTCATGTGTGTCCCTATCATCCGCCTGCGTCCTACGTTCTACCCTTGCCGCCAGCGCCATGCACACCGCGAATACGGCGGCCAGCGGGAGGAGGCACGCGGTGCAGAGGAGTTGGGCGGGAGTCATTCCCCGTACAGCGCCTCGAATAGCTTGCATTGTATCGCGTGATGCGATACAATAAGATCGTGCATCCAATTCAAGGAGGTTGTCATGAGTAAAGCCAAAAGTTTCCGCCTATCAGATAACACAATCAGCGCAATCGATGCGCTCTCGAAAAGCTCTGGTCTTTCTCAAACAAAGGTTGTTGAGAGCGCGGTTGATTTTTTAGCGATCCTCAGCGGCGCAACAAAGATTCACATTGAAACTCAGACCAACGGTCAGTTTGCGCTCACACCAGAACGCGCAGCCGTATTCAACGCTGGAAACCTCACATACCTGTATTTACACACGAGCGGCGGCATCGACACTGTACTCAACAAATAGGACCATGATATTGGTGAGTACGATGATGGCGATCCCGCCATCAAATAACAACCCACCCATACACGCCGGGTGCCCACACGTTTGCATTGATCGTGCTTTCCCAGGTCTGCCCGTTGTACGTCACCCGGTCGCCTAGCTGATAGGCGTCATGTGCGCCAGTCGGCTGCACCCAGGGCTGTGGTTCATCGCCCTGCGTCACCACGCGCCAGAGCGCAGGCACAAGTGGTGGTGCAAATTCAGTCTGGTGCGCTTGCAGGCATTCATATAGCACGCCCTCGTACAGCCGCCGTGTGCCAACCAGCACGCCCTCACCCGCCACCCATTCCAGCGCCTCGCCCGCGTTCTCACGGTACACCGCAAACAGCGCCGGGATCGTCTCTGGTGCGTGCTCGGTACGGTTGTGCGACTGGCGGCAAATCACCAGCGATCCGTTGTAACCGTAGATCGCGCCGCCTTCGCACGGCTGGCCGTAGTCAGGCAGCGGATCATATGCACCCGCCTGTCCGACCAGCGCGCCCAGGAACTCGTTCTCGTCCGCCGAACCCACAATATCATGCCCGGTCACTGTGACCGTGCCGACTGGCGTCTCGCCCGTCAGGATCACCTCGCCGCCAATCCGTACCGCCCACAGGATAGGCCGCGTATCTGCTGCCAATTGCGTCATGGCGCGGTCCCTCCGTTGTAGGTGATCACGAACTCAGGCCCGCCCACGCCGCAGCTATCATTGGCAAGCTCGTAAATGAGTTCCTTGTCGGTTGTGGGCGGGCACTTGACCTGGTACGTCCCGCCCGGCGTGGCGTTGGACGCGCCGGAGATATTGAGCACCGGCGCGGTATAGGTCATCGTCGGCTTAAGCGCATACAGGCCGGTGAGTAGGTTTGTCATGGGCGTCGCCGCCAGGTTGCAGTGAATCATCTCGATACGGTCAACAGTAGCCCAGCCCGCATCCATATCCACAGCCGCAATCGTCCAAGTCACCAGCGGCAGGTTGTTGACGTAGAACCGATTACTGAGCGTCCAGCCCGCCATGTCGGCGGTGTTCCAGACGCCTGTCACCAGCGGCAGGTTGTTGACGACGAACTGATAACTGAGCGTCCAGCCCGCCATGTCGGCGGTGTTCCAGACGCCTGTCACCAGCGGCAGGTTGTTGACGTAGAACTGATAACTGAGCGTCCAGCCCGCCATGTCGGCGGTGTTCCAGACGCCTGTCACCAGCGGCAGGTTGTTGACGTAGAACTGATTACTGAGCGTCCAGCCCGCCATGTCGGCGGTGTTCCAGACGCCTGTCAC